GGTTCCTATGCTTTACCAGCCAATACAATAGGAGAAAGCAATACCGCAGTTGGTTTTAGATCTCTCTTTAGTAACACTACAGGAATCAACAATACATCTGTTGGTAGAGATTCAATGTTGTACAATACTATCGGGGCTTATAACACAGCTTTAGGTAGAAGTGCTCTACAATCAAATACTACAGGAGCAACCAATACAGCAGTAGGTGTATATTGATACTCTTTTGTAGTAGCATTGTAGCTCAAAGAAGCAGCAGTAATTGTATCTACAACTCCATTTACAGTAGAACGAAGATTTGCTATTGCAATTCCTCCTAATGTAGTAGCTCTGTTAGTTTCAAATACTGGTTTGAAATAAACTTTAGCATCTGAAGCATCAGCTCTTGCAGTAATTACGATGTCAGTAATCGGAGAAATATCCGTATTCACTTTGAAATCCAATGAATCTGCATCTAAAATAGCTACATCTCTATTGAATTGTACTTCGTTGATTAACTGCATTGAAACAGTTACACTTGCACTTGTAGATCCATCAGTAAACATATACGTTCCTGAATTTAACATCCCTAAGTCAAAACCACTAAAAGTAGTTCCGTTAGTTGCTCCCGCTACTGCACCACTTGAGAATACGAATAACACATCAAACGCTTGGAATGAGTTGTAAGTGTATAAAGCACTTGCAAATTTCCATCCACCTTTAAGGAATTTAAACGTATATTGTGGTAGTCCGTTTCTAACAACTGACATAACACCGCCTTGATACTCTTCTGTAGTAGCTTCAGGCGTGTTGTTAGTAGCTTCTACTGCTCCCAATACTGGAACAAAGTTACCTAATTGGATTTGGTCGTTAACATACTCCAAATCGAATGTATCGGTTAAAAGGTTGATATTCCAACCCTTTGGCACGATTACAAAACCCGTAAGTCTTCCCTCTTGTATAATACAATCAGGTAAACCTAAGTTCTTGCGGACTGTTGAACAATCCTTTTGATTTATTAAAACTGCCATAGTTTTTTTATTTTATTTATTAAAAATTTATTGTTTGTATGCAACTCGATACACCGCTAAAAATCAAATCAATATCTATAACTATTGCGTTGCAAACAAATACTAAACTATCTTCGGTTGTATTCATTGAGTAATTTTTTACTCTTTGAACTCTTACGCTTTTGTCATCGTATCTACTTATTCCGCTTTGTGTTAAAGCCGTCATTAAATTATCGGCTATCGGTTGCAAAATCATATTGTAATCGTACTTGTGCTGGTAAGGGTTAAACTCGTTAGGACATTGACTTTGATATAAAATAACTATTCGTGCATTACGAGTAACGCTTGGCTCTCTTAAATCGTTTGTATCTTGCCCCTCTGCTAACCATATTAAAGGGAAGTTCTCGCCCTTCGAAAGTGTTAAGTAATTAGCTAACAGTGTTTCAGTCCCCCAATTAAAGAATATAGGCTTTGCAATTTCGTTTATCGTTGGAGTAGGTAGTACTTCAACAATCCGTGCTAATTGGTCTTCAAAAACTATCATATCCCGAAAGAGTTTTTAGTTTCGTAAGTCTTAAACTTTTCAATAGTAAAATCTTCAAAATCCGCTTGTTTATCTAATAAGTATTGATATAAACTTACTTCAATCGCTTCTTGACTACCAAACCAATCGATAAACTCCCCGTCATTATAAATGAAAGGCTCGTTTAAATAACCGCTTTGATACTTATCAATAAACTGCTGATTTGCATTTGCTATCTTATACTTTGGACTTACTAAAGTGGCTTTCTCAGGTTTCCCTTGTGTATTCCCAACACCCGTAAGATGTTCGTTAGTTTCGGTAATGTACTGCTCGAAAATACGGTAGGCAATAAGGCTATACTCATTGTCTAATCCTATCCATACTTTACCGTCGTACTCATCGCCCTCAACTAACTTTTTATAAGAAGCGTATAGCGGATTGTTAATGTCCGCTAACGCTAATTGTAAAGTGTTATAAGTCGTTAAACCTAACGCATTTAATAATATCGATTTCTCTACTTTCGCACACAAAGACGTTAAAGCACTCGCACTATTCGGAGTTGCTAAAGTCGGATTGGCTACCGCTAAAGCTACACCTAAAGGAATGTTTAACTCGTTTGGATTTTGAAAATATGAAACGTCTATTATCTGTGGCATTATTTATCTGTTTTAACTTCTTTTACTTTTTTCTCTTTATAGTGTTCTGCAACTTTATCAACGTTTACTAATTGATTTGCTAATTGGCTATCGCATTCCCATACATCGCCTTTTACCTTAGTTGCAAAATCGCTTGTAAACACTACCTTAGCTTTCATACTATGTAGCTAAAGTTGTTAAAGCGGCTGAAATAGATGTTACTTTCGCAAATCCACCTTTGTCTGCTGTTCTTACCAATAAAGCTAAACGTTTTCTTGCTTTTAAAGTCATCATATCCTCAACGAATTGAGAACCAGTATAACCTCTTGACAATACTACGCCGCTTTTTTCATAGATACGTCCGTAACGTCTGTCCCCTACAATCATTGTGTTTGCAGTAACGGCATTACACTCAACTACTACCATGCCACTTACATTTTGACCATCTCTTGAAACGAATGGAGGAATGATATAGTTTTCGTTAGCATCTTTTTTCAACTTCATTTTGTTGATGTCTGTAATATTCATCAAAGCAAAATCAGGTGTATATTTAGAACCACCCGTTGAAGTGATAGACTCTGAAACTTTTACTAATAAATCGTAAATGTTAGCATCTGAAATACCTGAAGCTACTGGTGTAAATGCATCTACAGAAGCAACCAAACCTTTGATGTTTGGTGCAGTACCATTCGCATTAATCAAATCAGTATCAACTTTAATCTTAACGTTAGTGTCTAAGAATAAGTTTAATTCAGCGGCAAACATAGCCTCATCTTCAAAAAACTCTTCTGATACTGGTAAAGTGTCTCCGATTTTCTGTAAAGGCAAAGTGTATTCAGCAAATTTAGCCGTTGACTCTGCAAATGTTCCACCCTCTGCAACTGCTGCTGCAGCTCTTACGGTTGTAGCTGAATCCCAATCCCAATACTTAATAACACCTTGATTGTTAGACTCTGAAATAGTGATTTTTGGAAACAAGTCATAAGCCGATAATTTTCTGTGTGCTAATTGTCCAATATCGCTTAATTCATAACCACTTGTGTTATTAGCGATAGACGAGCGCAAAGTGTCGGCTTTAACAACTACTTCTTTATCGCTGTTACCTTTTGCGATAGATTTAATTGTTTCTTTGCTTTCTTTGATAGCATCAGCCATAGAAATACCCTCTTTGTCTTTTCCTTTTGTTTCTTTAACCTCCAAAGCTAATTCATCTAACTTTGCGGTTAATGCATCTACAGTAGCTTTATCTACAGTAGGTGCTGATTTTAACGCTTCCAATTCGCCTTTTAATGTTTCATATTCGGCTTTGGAAACTGTTTCATTTTTAAAGGCATCAATCTTAGTGCCTAATTCTTTTACAATTTCTTCCATTGTTAAATTTTCTTTAATAATTCTTTTAATAACTCTATTTGTTTCTCTGTTTGAAGTGATTGCTCGGCTTCTATTACTTCGGCAGTGATTTCATCGGCTACCGTCTTAATTTCTTTTGTGTTTACTATTTGCCCAGTTGTTCCATTACTGCCAAATACAACTAAACTACTTTCTCTTACGTTTTTAGCTTCTTTAATTGCAAAGAAGTAATAAATGTACTCAAACTCATCTTTGTTGGCTATAAGTGGGTAATATTGGTCGTAGTTAGCTTTGGCGGTTGCATCGTCAGGGTCATTACTGTCTAAGCATAAAACGAAAGTAACATACTGCATACGCACACTCGCTTCTATCTCATCGCCACTATCTAACCAATCCTTAACCGCTTGGTGCTTTACTTGTGATTTAGGTACTTTATAAATCAACGCTTGTGTATCTCCCTCGTAAGGTTTACCTAATAAAGCAAACGGCACTTTAGCCACAAACATTTCGATATGCTCTTTTCTAACTATTACCTTATCAACTTCTAATTCGTGGTCGATAACTAAATAGTTTTTGCCTTGTTGTTCTTTTACTGATTTAGTCCAAATCCCGTCTAAATGTAAATCATCGTGGCTATCTAATATTTTTGTTGAATTAACCGCTATGTAATAGAAATTATCATCAATCTTAATCCCCTTTAGTTGGTCTGTAAACTTTAATAAATCCAAAGATTTACAAGTAACAGAAACGCCTTTATCACAAGACTTTTGTATCTGTGATTTTTTAGCATCAACAATAAAATCTAAGTTATCCTTTAAATCTTTGAATAACTCCTCTTTTGTTGAGTATGTTTTATCGGGGAAATATATTGACTTTATCATTTCTTTACTTCTTTATCTTTGTTCTGCTCACGCTTTAATAATTCCTTTTTAGCCTTTGCTATACGTTCCTTTTCAACTTGTTTATTAATATCTTGTAATGTTAACTTCGTACTCATAACCCTAATTTTATTTTAAACTCATCACTCATTTTTTTATC